AAAAAAAATCCTTTATAAACTTCATAGGCTTACGGATTTTTAAGTTCTTGTGATATCGAAATTTCGCCGACCATTTTGGCCACGACCAAGGCAAATCCCCTGTGTATAGGCACATTAGACGGCTTTTGGTCGGGATTACTGGATAACATTGACTCCATTCCCTTCCTATAACTTATTGATAATCAATATGCGATATCTGATGCTTTTGACATTATATACCGATTTTTCGCTCCCTTATTTCAGGTGCAAATGCCTGCATATTAGTCAGTTGCTACATGAAATAAGAGGGTGGAAAAGTCTTTTTTATTGCTGTACGTAGTTCTTTGTGAGAAGTTGAACTTGGTCACGCAGCCATCGGATCTGCTCTGCCTGTTGGTCGAGCATCGCCTTTTGGTTGTTAATGACACCCATCAATACATCAGGGCTACTGTTTATGTTGACAGTTGAGTTGCTGATGTGATGCACATTCGTATTCTCTAACTTTTTATCATCATACTCTTCATTTGAGAGGAAGAAGTCTTCTATTGGAACCTCAAAATATTCCGATAACCTTTCAAGGTATCGAGAGTCAATGTAAGTTCGACCCTTGAAGTAGCTCGATGATATGTGTGAACTCTGACCGAAGACAAAAGCCACCATTTCACCGACTGTTTTTTTCTGCTCCTTGAGCAGCCGATTCACTAAATCTCCGTTAAACATAACCTAATATCATTAAATGTAAGTTAAATAACACCGCAAAAATAGGATTTCTTTCCTAAAGCCGCGGAGTTTTCGATAATTCTTCTTATATTTGCCCACAAATTTAGCAACAAAATTCGAGATATGCAAGAAAAAGAAGTTAAAAAAAGAGCATTAACTATTGAAGGTTATTATGCGACTCTATCCAAAAAAGAGAAGAGTCAGCTCATTCAGTTTCTCATGAATAAGTATGGTTTCTGCTACAATACTGTACAACAAAAGTTGTCGGGCAGGACCAAGTTCAATCCAAGAGATCTCTTGGTAGTACAAACAGTTATAAATCAAAGCTTATGGAAAAGCAAGTAGAATTTTTCGTGTCTCCACTTGGAGTAGTGTGTTATTATGGCCATGATGGCAAGGTGCTCAGCTACAATACAGAGCACCCGGATATCATTAACCACATGGCTGAGTTGATAAGTCGGCTTTACCCAGAGGCGTATAAGCACCTGGCAGACTTATACGCCAAGAGTAAGCCTAACAAACTTTATTTCAAGTTTCTAATAACAGATCGTTTTATCCGTTGCAATCTTGGTTCAAACGATACACTATGTTTCGATGTCGATGGAACCATTCTGCACCTGGAGAAAGTCGATTGCCCTCTCAGGGGTATATGTTCTAGAGAGAACATAGTCTGCCTCCCAAAGCAGAAGACTCCGTTCTTCCCTAAAGAGCTTGAGGTAGCGAAGTATTTTGCACAGGGTTATGTTGCTAGAGAGATAGCCCAGATTCTTGGCAAATCCAAGAACACGGTGTCTGCACAGCTTCGCAAAATGACCAAGCGACTGGGGCTGCAGTCAACGAGAGACATCATCAAGGTAGTTCATCAGTTGAACCTATGATTTGCCATCGATGCCGCTACAAGCGCAACTGCATCAATGGCTCCTGGTGCAGTTGCTTTAGAATTTATGTGGAGTATAAATTTATTGTTTTATGCATATTCTATGAGCAGTAAAGATATAAAAGCCAAAATTATATTATTAATCTCTAGATTCGCAACATTAGAGAATAAAGATTTTTATGTGCAGAATGATTATGGCATTTTAGCATACATGTGTATTAATGAAGTCATGGAGTATTGGTGGTTAGACAATGGGCAATGTCTGCAGGTATCAAAATTGGATCCAATATCCAAATCAGTCAGATTACCATGGTTTGATATAGAATTATGAAAAAGAAGAAGGAGAGACAAGTCAAGACATTCGTAGAGTGTCACAATACATGTGCCCGCAGCAGTGGCAGAACCTGCAAGTTCTGGGGGTGTTCACACCGCAAGCTGTACAGCGAGATAGAGTCGGAGCATGACTATGAGTTCTTCATGGCCAACTCCAATTGTTCATTTTATAAACCGAAGTTATGAGGAATAGAATTAAGTTTTGGAGTGACCGCGAGATTAGAGCGGCATTCGACAAGCGGGGGGGCAAATATAAGGGCATCCTCCAGCAGTTGATGATGGAGCGAGACTACGCCTATAAGCGTCAGATTCGCTACTTTGTCAATGAAGACATAGATAAGTTCATGCGCAGGTTATCTTAGTACTTTCTTTTTCGGAAGTTCTAAGTTAATTTTGCAGCACTTAATATAAAGATATGATTAAACAAGAGAACATTGACAGAATTATAAGCGATGTCTCAATTCGAGACGTCGCAATCGATGAAGGTCTAACCTTCAGCAAGGAGCGGGGAGGGAAGCTCTGGGCATGTTGCCCATTCCACAAAGAGAACACTCCTTCATTTTTCGTTGATACAGGTACCAACACATGGAAGTGCTATGGTGGATGCCATAGCGGTGGAAATGTGATAAGCCTCTACCGAAAGCTGAAGAATGATTTACCTTTTCCTATCGCCTGCAAGGAACTTGCAAAAAAATATCTCAATGAAGACATAGAAGACGATTACAAGCCGAGCAAGGAGGATGAGGAGAAGCAGAAAGAAAAAGAGTCTCTGCAGATAATACTCAGCTATGCGCAAGAGTTCTATGTGCAGTGCATACATGAGGTCAACCCTGCAGCAAACAAGGCACGTGAGACCGTCCGCAAAAGATGGGGAGCTGACGCTATCGAGAGGTTCGGAATAGGTTATGCTCCACGACATGGTTTTATCGAATGGGCTATGCGTAAGGGTCTTGACTTCGACCTCCTGGAGCAGGTCGGTCTCATCGGTATAGGTGAGCGTGGCAAATATGCCATGCTCCGTGACCGATACACAATACCTATCTATGACAAGATGAGCAATGTCATTGGCTTCACGGCTAGAACTATGTCTGATGATAAGGATATATGCAAGTATCTCAATCTTAAGAATAGCCTGGTGTATGCTAAGGACAAGTCTGTTTTCGGCATCAATTTCGCACAAAAGGAGGCGAGACTGAAAAATAAATTTTACCTGGTAGAGGGCGCACCTGATGTTGTCAAGCTGCAATCGCTTGAAATCCTCAATACAGTAGCCTCACTTGGCGGAGCGTGGACAGAGAACCAGCTGAAGCAACTCTATCACATCAGCCATACGGTCACATTTATTCCGGATGCTGACACGCTGAAGCCAGGCAACGAGTGGCCTGCAGGTACCGCCAATGTCTTCGCCAATGGTCGAGAGGCATTGGCAGCCGGATTCACTGTCAACGTCCGTGAAATTCCTATTGACTATCCGGCACCTAAGAAAGAAGATCCGGACTCCTGGATTGTTGACAAGGCGCATTTTCAGCAGATGAAGGAAGAGGAGTTCATCTACTGGTTCTGCCGCAGAAGATATTGGCCAACAGCTGATGATATCGAGCAGATGACAACAGAGGACCGCCTGAAGGCTATCGCTGATATCTGCTCCCTGCTGATGATGATCAGAGACGAAGACCTGCGCACAAGCTATCTGACCGGATTATGCACTATGTATAAGCATAGCCGAGAATGGAAGGATACGCTGAAGCGAGCTAAGGAGTCGGAACTGAGCGCCAAACAGGAGAAAGAGCGCAAGGGTGACATCAAGATGCTTCGTGAGTTCGGATTCACCGAACATGACAATAGCTATTGGGGTACCAACAAGGAAGGAGACGAAATTCAATGGTCCAACTTCAAGTTGAAACCTCTCTTCCATATTCGTGATGATTTCAACCCGGTTCGCCTCTTTGAAATCAAGAATAACGGAGAGGAACCTTCACGCCTCATTGAACTGAACATGGATGAGATCACTTCCAGTTCTACCCTGCGCAAGCGCCTATTCGGTATAGGCGATTACATTTGGATGGCCAAGGATGAGCAGCTCATCAAGCTGCTCGGGTACCTGGGCAAGGTAACTGAGACTGCAGACCCTATCAAGCAGCTGGGCTGGCAGCGCGAAGGCTTCTATGCCTTCTGCAATGGTGCCATCGAGGATGGCAGTTGGCTTCCAATCGACGACATGGGCATTCTGCGCTTGACCGCAGGCAAGTTCTACCTGCCTGCCATGAGCAAGCTCAATAAAGATAGCCGAGAGCTGTACGTGAGTGAAAAAAAATTCCGGCATGAGAAGATAGTGGATAACCCTACATCACAGAGTGATTTCTTCGCAAAGGTGGTGGAGGTCTTCGGTGACAACGCCAAGGTGGGCCTATGCTTCTATATAGCGACCCTCTTCCGTGACATAGTCATCGGCAAGAGCCGTTCCTTCCCGCTCCTCAATGCCTTCGGCCCAAAGGGCTGCGGTAAGACAGAGTTTGCTGCGACTCTCATGAACTTCTTCTACAAATATGAGACCAAGTATGAGCCGTTGTCCATAACCAATGCTTCCATGCCGGCACTCTCCGACTATGTCGGAGGCGTGAGCGATGCCCTGGTACACATCGACGAGTACAAGAACTCCATCGCCCAAAACAAGGTAGAGTGGCTGAAGGACTTGTGGAACGGTATTGGCCGTACTAAAATGAACATGGACAAAGACAAGAAGCTGGTGCAGGCTAAGGTTGATTCCGGCATCATCCTGACTGGTCAGGAGATGCCGACTGCGGACATCGCCCTTTTCTCCCGACTCATCTATCTCACATTTGATAAGGGTGAGCATACTCGAGAGGAGAAGCAGAACTTCGAGGAACTCGAAAGATTCCGGCAGATAGGTGCAACTCACATCACCATCCAACTGCTGAAGCATCGAGAGCAATTCCGGGCTGCATTCGGCAACTCTTGGAAGAAAGCATCTGAAGACCTCGAGAGCAGGCTGGAAAATGACAGTATCCTTGACCGTATCATGACTAATTGGAAGGTTCCAGTGGCCGCATACCTGGCAATAAGAGACTACATCGACTTCCCATATACCTATGAGGATCTCCTTCAGGTAGTAGTGAGAGGCATAAAAAATCAGAATGCAATGTGCAACACCACCGATGAGGTGGCTGGATTCTGGAATATCTTCAATGCTGCAGTACAGATGGGTGAGCTTAAGAAAGACCAGGACTTCAAGATTAAGACCTGCGGAACTCTGGCTACCAACAAACTCAAGATAGACAACTGGGCGATGCCAAAGAGCATCCTGATGATTCGCAAGGACATTACCATGGCGGTTTACCGCAAACTGGGAAGGCAGATGGATGAAAACCTCCTTCCAAAGGAGTCGCTGTTGCATTACCTTCAGATAGGTGCTGACTTCTATGGTTCTACCAAAAATCCGGAGCGATTTATCAAGTACACTCCGAGCGGTTTGCCGGAGACAGTAGAAAAGAAAGATGCCAATGGTACTATCACTGGCCGTCAGAAATTGTATTATAAGGACAGGCCTCTCTGTTTTGATTATTCTATGGTGTCAGAGAGATATGGTATAGATATTGACACAGAGGTAGATGGTGAGCAGAAACAGACCAAGGATACCTATGTCATGACTGATGCTGAGCAGAAGGCTCTAGGTCTGGAACCTTCGCCACTATAGTGGAAATAAGTTTTTTGTTTAGATCATATCGATAGCCTCCAGGGGAAGAGATTCCTCTGGGGGCTTTTTTGTTGGTGTTCCGTGATTTTTCAGACCATTCACACGCGACTTAAAAGCAATGTGGCATTTGTGGCAATTAGTGCAACACTGATTATCAGAGAGTTAAGAAGGTGTGTTTTTGTGGCAATTATGTGGCAATTTGTGGCAACGAGAAGAGAAGTGTGGCAAAGGTTGTGGCAATGTGGCAATTCTATTATATATTTGTGTCAATAAGAAAAGACTTATAATATTAATAATCAGGCAGTTAATATTTTTGCCACAATTGCCACAAATGAATTGCCCAAAAATGGGTTCCTTGATTTTTAGTTGCAACTTTTTCCCTAAAAACAAGAATTTTTAGCGAAAAGTAGATGATTTTTCCTAGAAACATAGGATTTATTCGATTATTTTTCCTAACTTTGCGGTGTTTATACAAATCAGAATATGAGTAAATTCGTAGTTTATGTAAAGGTCGAGCCATATTTGAAGCAGTGGCTCACCCATTCTTTCGGCGATCCCGTGGAATTCCCGTCCTGCAGCAACGAGAATGCTGTTCTGCGCCGGTTCCTCGCGAAGCGCCCGGTCAATAACCTACCTGAGCAACCTGGAGAGCGTGATGTTGCAATTAGCATACCTTACTCCAAGTCTAAAAGTCCAGAGACATACAACTTTCTTAATGGTCATGCCAAGCAGGCACTCACCGAGAGCATCAACGATCTCTTCCGCATCAACATGTGGAGTGACCTCGGTGACCTCAATGACATGTCGTGCAAGAAGATGTCTGCATTTAGATCCTGGTGTGAGCAGCAGGGTATTGATATCGAGTATGCAGAAACAATCCGAATGAAATGGTATCGCATGCGCAAGGCCTATCAGGAGAAAGGCATCAATCTTTTTAATCTTAAAAGATGCAAAAAAGACGATTTTTCTTGAGAAAATCTCATCTACTCTAGCCCTGTATCTGTTCAACACCGAACAGGTGCGAACAGATGCGAACAGACGCGAAATTTTAACAGCTTATGAAAAGACTTAGTTATATCTGCAACGTGCAGCGCATACCTGTCAGCAAGTTGCCTTTCGAAACACTGCTAGGCAACCTCACTTTTGACATTCCCGAGAGCTATGATTGGCCAGTCGTTAAGTGTCAGAAGCCTGCCAAACTCGAAATAACCGACAAAATAGAGGATGGTTTGCGTTTCTACACCCATAAACTCACCTTCCGTACATGCCACGAAGACCTGGACATGAGGAACAACTATGCCTATCTGGTCACAACCATCGAGGGCAAACGCTATCTCGTTGGCAACAGGGAGCGTCCATATCCTATTATTAATATGTCAGATGTCCACCCTGATTCCCTTGGTACTTCTGCCATGATCGAATACACGGTTCAGTGGGGGAGCACCCGAAAAGCACCGTTGATAGCCTGATTTACGTATTTTTCCGTTGGCAATTGCCATGTTATCTTTGCATCAAAAAAGATAAGCGCATGAAATACGGAATGATGATATGCGGTACCATCGGAGCCGGCTACGACTGGTGGTCGGGCACCTACGGTACACGTTCCAAGGATGTCAAGGCCTACCTTGACGCTCACCCTGACGAGGAGGTGGACATTGCCGTCTCCTCGCCGGGTGGTTATGTTGATGAAGGCTTGACCATCTATCAACTTATCAAGGACCATGGACATGTCAACGTCCACATTATGGGCATGACCGCTTCCATCGCTACAGTCTTGTGCATGGGAGCCAAGCATGTTGACATGTCAGTCGGCAGCACGATGCTCATTCACAATGCCTCCACAGGAGTCACGGTATGGGAGTCTGCCAATAAGGAGAAGCTTGACGAAATCATCAAACTCTGGCAGAAGCAGCGTGATGACCTCGACACCATCGACAAGGTTATCGCTTCCGTTTATGCCAAGCGCTCAGGCAAGACAAGCGAAGAGATGCTGAAGCAGATGGGCAAGGAAAATTGGTTGAGTCCGGAGCAAGCTTTAGAGTTGGGCCTCGTAGATGAGATCAGAGACCTTGATGACGAAGACAAGAAGCGTCAGACCAATCTCTCCAAGCGCTTCACCAATGCTTTCTGCTCCAACTTGGGTTTGCCGCCTCTTCCTGGAACAACCGCTGATGAGCCGTCAAAAACATTTCTCGAGAAGGCATTCGCCTCACTCAGGGATATGTTCAAGAATAATTCACAAATTTCTAACATGAAGAAGAATTTCCTCAATCTTCAGACCCTCCTCAATCGCAAGGAGGATTTTGAGGTTACTGATGAGAAGATTACTCTCACTGATGCAGAGATGCAGAAAATCGAGGATGCTCTTGCCCAGAAACAGAAGGACTTGGATGACAAGTCTGCTGAGCTCGACAAAGCCAGCCAGGAGGTCAAGGACCTGAAGGCGAAGGTAGAGCAGAAGGACAAGGATATCCAGGACAAGGATACGGAGATCAAGGATCTCAAGGACGCACCGGGTTCTGATACCCATGATGACGTCACACCGGAGGTTGACAACGTTGACGCTGGTGAAATATACAAAGCTTTGAAGCAGATCAATTAAAATGGCAGCTTTAGACAATACAATTCAGATTACTCCTGATTCTCTGAAGACCAGCTTCGCTAAGTACCGCAAGGACATCATTCAGATGCCGATACGCGCTCTTGACGAGGCTGCAAAATTCATGAGCCGACGCGTGGGCGTTCGTGGCAAGGAGACTGTCGGAGAGCTCGCAGGCGACATGGAGCTCGGGCCATACTCTCTTACTCGCAAGGATGAGAATGGCGTTACCATCACAGGCCGTACCTTGGAGACATTCCTTGGTTCATGCGTCAAGCCTTTTGAACCAAATGCTGTTCGTGAGTCTATCTGGGGCTCCAATGTTTTCCAGGGTGAAGCGCTCAAAAACCAGCCTATCACCAAACTGATTGGCATGTTCCTGGCAGGCAAGATAGGTGAAGCACTCTTCAAGAACCTCTTCACCATGAAGCGTAACCCAGCTGGCTCTGGTACCGCAGACCTCGCTGATGGCTTCAAGACTATCTCCGATGCAGACATCAAGGCCAAGGCGATTTCTGTCGAAAAGGGCAACCTCTTCAAAACAACCGCGATGACTGGTGTCAACGCTGTCGATGCTGTCGAAGCATTCTATGATTCTGCCGATGCTAAACTGCAGGGCATCAATACATACATGTTCATGAACAGCCATGAACTCACGCTCTACCGCCGTTGTTATCGAGATAAATACGGAACAGTCAACTGGAACAATGAGTTCAACCACAACAAGATGGATGGTGCCAGCAACTGCACCCTCGTAGGTCTTGATAACGTGCCTAAGGGCTACAAGATCATCACTCCTGGCAGCAACATGCTCATCGGTTTGGCCACCGATGGCGACAAGGCAAACTTTGGTGTAGAGAGTTCTCTTGACTCTCACTTCCTGGTTGACTTCGTGGCGACCATGTACTTCGGTACTCAGTTTGAGACGATTTCCAAGGAGCGCATCCTCTTCGGTTACGACACTATCCCTTCAGAGTAGGGGATAGCTGTCCATGGTTATACATTATATTATATATTGATATATGGCAACAAAGAAAACATGTGCTTCAACCACAGACCTTTATGAGGATGTGTTGAAGTGTCCTGGAGAGAAGCGACTGCCGGGTACCAGAGCCTACGGCTTCTTCATTCCACGTCGTTACATCACCAAGTTTGCAGAGCCACAGAAGGAGACTGCAGCATCACTCAAGGATTATCTCGTCATCAAGGATAGCTACACCATTCAGGCAGACAAGAACTGGATTAAGATTGCCTTCATCACAGACAAGAGTTCCTTCTCGCCAGAGGCGCAGGGTGAGCATGGCTGCAAGACCATGAACCTCAAGGCAACAGCCGTCCTCCCAGGTACAGAGGAGGAAGCGTCTGCACTCGCTTCTCTGCTTCTCAATGAAGATTGTATCTTCATGATTCCTGAGCGCAACGGCAAGCTTCGTCAGTTCGGTGACGAGACCTTCGAGGTCGACGTGACACCTTCTCAGTCTTCTGGTGCAGGCATTGCAGACGAGACTAATACCACGCTGGAAATCTCTGCCAACTGCGAGACCATGCCTCCATTCTACTTCGGTACCCTCACAACTGCTGAAGGTACCATCTCTGGTAAGGATTGCAAGCCAGTGGAGGTCGCTGCTAGTACAGACGGCCATTAACAATGGGATTCGATTTTCCTACATAACTACTATCAGTGGCGGGGCGATGCTTACATGAGCTCGCCTCGCCATTTTAATTTTCTTTTTTTATGAATGATCCGAAATTCACAGAGAAGTTGAAGAAGTGGTTTGACTGCGAGCATACCGATGCCAACATCAGGGAGGGAGCGCTGCTCCTCCTTCAGATGAATAATAACCGCCACCTCTATCAACTCATCAACTTTGACCCTCAGGGCAAACTCGAGTTGCTCAAATATGAGCTGCAGAAGCATCTCAACTATCGCATCGAAGGCATGACCATCGATGATGTCCGCAACTATGACAAGGCAGTCACGCCAGTTCTTCAGACTGCGGTTGACAAGACCTCAGAAGCAGACAAGATTGCAAAGCAGCTAGCACCTCATCTTCCGGTCGTGGAGTCAGAAAACCTCGATTCCATCGTGCCTTCAGCCATCGTAGCCAAGGGCAAACGAGCAGACCATGACCAGTTGCCAGATAACATCCAGGCTATTTGGGAAAACAACTGCGCTCTGTGGAAGAAAATCAAGGAACACTTTGAGGCTTGCAAAGCTTACGACATGTCATGTGACAGATACGAGGGCTTGCATGCTGCCGACGAAGACTTCAAGCGCATGCTCCTTACACTCAAGGAGGAGTACTATGCATACAAGCAGTCCATGGACGTCTACGACCATGCCAAGCCGGGTGATGCCGAGGAGATGCAAGCGGATGAGCAGCCAGTAGCTGACATCACCTCAAAGCAGATAGGCAATGCTCGCTCCTACATCACCAAGAACCTTAACCAACTCATTGGATTCGTGGAGGCTGGCAACACAGACAAGGCTGATGCCTTGCGGGCTAAGGTCAATGAGCGTGTGCAGCTCTTGATTACAGCAAAGGCTGAAATCACCGCTGATACCATCGCCAAGCTTCAGCAGGCTGGCATAACCGTTGAGCAGCAGGCTTCAGACGATGGCGAGGAGCAGCCAGAGAGTGCAGAAGAGGAGGTTACAGATGAGGGCGAAGCAGATACAGCAAGTCCTGAAGCCGCTTCAGCAGAGTAGCTCGCAGGTCTTCCTTGGCCAAGGTCTTCACACCCTTGGTCTGTTGGGGTGGATTCTGGAGCAGACTGGTGCAGCTCACATTGCTGTCACCACCTTCTCCACATCCGATGCCTTCCTCTGTGGAGTTATCAACCTTCGCAAGCGAGGGTTGGTTGACTCCTCAGTTTTGGTTGCGGACATTAAAGCTTCAAGTAAAACTTTAAAGCTAAGTCGCTTGATGACAGAGGCTTTTGATGAAGTTAAATTGACGCTCAACCACTCCAAGGTCATGCTCGTTGCTAACAGCGAGTGGTTAGTCTCTGTGATAACATCTCAGAACCAGACGTATGGTGACCGTGCTGAGTGCACGTTCATCACGACTGACAGAGATGTCTATCTCAATCTCAATAACATGTTAAATAATTTGCTGGATGATACGACAACAATTTCCCTATCTGGAAGAGAGTGAACTATACCTGCAGACGGTCTATGACCTGGCAAAGACCATGACACCGGTCGAAGAAGTGCCCATCATGATGGAACTGCCTCCCGACGAAGCCATGGCCATGCAGTTGGAGCTGCAGGAGCCGCGCTCACCCTATCGACACCGCTACCTCAAAGGTTTAGCGGAGACCGCTAATGATTTGCGCATCAACAATATAGCGCTCGCCAAGGTTGGCTCTCCTGGAGCCTACCAGTCCATCATGTCGCAACTCTCGCAGATTATGGCTAACCTCAGTTAGATATGAGTCTACCTGTCAACATTGATGACTACATGAAGTACATGCCTCTCAACGAGGATGAGCTTCAGGAACTTCACATCTCTGCAATCGTCAAGGCGAGAGTGGAGCGGCTGCGTGGCTGCTACGCCTTCTGGCTGCGCTATCCACGCTTTACCGTCAGGGAGATGGTTGATCAGGACAAGGCGATGTTCGGGGTCAGCGAGACACAGGCATACGATGATATTCATCTCTGCCAGGTCATGCTCGGCAACCTCAACGCTGCCTCAAAGGAGTTCTGGCGCTGGAAAGTCAATCAGGAGATAGACGAGGACCGCAAGGCTGCCAAGGCTGCCGGCGACTTCCGTGCGCTTGCCGTGATGCAGAAAAACCGCATCAAGAACAACCGAACAGACACGCCTGATGAGCCAGAGCTGGCATTCGACAAGATTGTTCCTGTTGAGTTCCGCATGACAGATGATCCGACGGTAATCGGTTTGCAGAAGATTCCAAATCTTCGTGCGAAAATTAAAAAAATGGAGAAGCGCTACTCGATGCCGGACATCGAGGATGCTGACTTCGAAGAACTTCCGACAGATGCTGACAGCAAGACCTAAGGAGTTATTTTTCAACGACGTGCAGTCGCGCGTCCTGCAGCTCATGCCTAAGACGCTGGTCTGCGAATGGGGCCGTGGTACCGGAAAGGGTGTGGTCGAGGCTGGCCGCATCCTCTATGCCGTGCAGCACATGCCAGGTTCATGCCTTGGCATGGTGGCGCCATCGCTCAAACGATGCCAGACCAACATCCTTCCTTCAGCTCTGGTCCACCTCGAGGAGTGGGGCTACAAGCGCGATGTCCACTACATCGTTGGCAAAAAACCGTGGAAGGCGCTGCATTGGCAGGAACCGCACTTCCAGCCTATGAACTGGGAGAATACAGTAGCCTTTTATAATGGTAGCTATCTCAACATCATCTCTCAGGACCGCAGCGGTACCTCAAACTCCCTCTCTCTCGACCATGTCTTCATTGACGAGGCGAAATTTATTGACTGGGAGCAGCTCAACAATGAGACGCTCCCGGCAAACCGTGGAAACAAGCAGTTGTTCGGTGACTGCTGTCTCCACCATGGTTTGACCATTACTTCAGATACTTCAGCAACAAAGAAAGGTTCCTGGTCCATGTCGTGGGAGAAGAAGATGGATAAGGAGCTGATTGCTACTCTCGAGACGGTACTGGTGCATCTGCATAGCATCCGAAACAAGCTGGCTGCTCACCCAGAGCGGTACGATTACTACATGTCGCAGGTGCAGAAATACGAGAAGGTTCTGCACTCCCTCCGCTCCTATGCCCTGGTGTATTCCAGGTGCTCGAGCATTCAGAACCTCGCAGTTCTGGGCGAGGACTTCATCAGACAGATGAAGCGAGACCTGCCAAAGATGACCTTCCTCACGAGCATCATGTGCCAGCATGTCGGCATCGCACAGGATGGTTTCTACTCCGGGCTTGACGAGGATCGCAACTTTTATACGGCACCGAACACCAGGTTCCTCAATGACCTGCAGTATAAGTTCGACCCTAAGCACGACAAGCCGGACTGCCGCATGGATGGTGACCTGGAGGACGGTTTACCGCTGATCATCGGTTTCGATGCCAACAACAACATCAACTGTCTCGTAGTCGGGCAGGTGGGTTCTGATACCAAGCTGCGCATCGTCAACTCATTCTATGTGAAGTATGCGAGGAAGTTGCCTGAGCTCGCTCAGGACTTCTGCGACTACTATAAGTATCTCAAGAACAAACGAGTCATCTTCTACTACGATGCCACCTTTGTGGGAAACTCCTATGCAACCCACAGCGATAAGTTCTACCAGATTATCACCAAGGTGCTCCGACGCAATGGATGGCTCGTTACGGAGGTCTACATCGGCAAGCCGATGAACCATCTTGAGAAGCAGTTGCTCATCGACCGCATGTTCAAGGGACATGCGCGCCACATGGTTCTCATCAACCAGGACAATAACGAGGACCTGATCATCTCAATCGAGAGTGCCGGCTGTTACAACAACGGCAAGGATAAGCGAGGCGAGAAGCTCGTTGAGACAGACGAGGACAGGCTGGAGAACCGCACCGACTTCTCCGATGCCTTCGATACCGTCTGCATTGGTGTAGACAAGTTTCCTCAGACCGTCCTCTACACGGGAGGCATGAGCAACTATTACCCTAGATAGGCTTTTTTCGATAATGATTTATATAGTTTTAATGTAGTTTATTCTTTATTTATTTTATGATTCCTTGGCTGCTTGCTCGTGAGAGTAGGCAGCCTTTTTTCTTTCTGGGTGTGTGAGAAAGCGGTATCTCCGATGGTGAGTTTGATGCTGTTCCGTACTTTTTTTATTGCATTCTCCGCCGCCCGTCATGTGTTCCCATCCGAAATTTCCTATGCAAAGGTAGCTTCTGGCGATTCAAACCTGTGCATGAACCTGTGTTAACAAAAGCCAAAGGTTCTTCACGCTTCGCTAAACCTTTACCTTTTGTTAACACAGAACCCCACACCTGTTTGCCTCTGCCAGCGCATTGTTTAAGCATAGGAAAAATCGAAAGGGCACACCGGGCTTTGAACGGAATGCAATTAAAAAAAATACTCCACAGCAGGAGTGGGAAAAATCTCTGGACTCCCAAACATTACCAGAATACAATTTCAAACTTTATAAAATTTTTCGATATGAGACAGAATTATTTCTTTGAGTACGTTCCAAACGCTTACATCAACCTTTGCGTTGACAAGGCACAGCAGATGGCAAACAACCGCTTCGTCTACGACTTCAAGGCAGGCGATAAGGTGGCGGTACAAATCTGCGCTGAATGGCTAGTTCGCTATCTTACAAAGCAGTATAGCAGTATCTTAGAGAACTTCGTTGTAGTTTTTGTTCCATGCAGCACACAATGGAAATATAACAAGCGATTCGGCTATCTTGCAGCAATCCTCAATGCAGCAGGCATCGAAACAGCAAATGAGCACGTGCACATCTTTGGAGAGCGCAAGCCAACCCACAACGGAGGCAGCCACGTTGTTAACGAGGACATTTATCACGTTTCAGTAGATGGCGAGTACTTCAAGGGCAAGCAGGTCATTCTATTCGACGACCTGCTGACTAGCGGCAAGACCATCGAGGACTTCAGAAGAAAGTTGGAGGCGGCAGGTGCTTATGTGGAGAGAGAAATCTTTTTGGCTCGCACCATTCACCACGACCCAATAAGCAACAGAGGCGTGTTGCAGGAGATGGCAGAAGGCTTTTATGAGGCAGTTGCACACTCAAAGAGATGTTTCCCACAGGGTGTTAATATCATCAAGAAATCAAACAACAACTATAATAAAGTAGCGTAACATGAAGAAGTACAATGATATACTAGCAGATGAGCGACCAGAGTTCAAGGCAGCTAATTACGGATTCGATTCACTCAGTAACACTGAATTGTTATCCATGGTAATCAACAGAGGGGCAGGAACAGCCGAAAGCCTAAGCCAGGCTAGGCAACTGATGAACATGGCAGACAACAATCTCAGTAACCTTGCAAAGTTATCCATGGACGAAATGCAGGTAGTGCAGGGAATAGGCGACTGCAAGGCGTTGGCAGTACTCGCAGCTTTGGAACTAGGTAAGCGCAGGGCAGTGGAGAAGTTGGGCAGCAAGCCCGACATGGGCAGCAGTCTAGCCATATACAACTACATGCTTCCGAAGATGGCAGACCTCAAGGTAGAGCAGGCACACGTCATATTGATGAACCAAAATTTCAGACTCATCAAGAGCGTGAAACTGAGCGAGGGAGGGATAACTGAGACATCCGTGGATATACGTATCCTCATGAGGGAGGCAGTCTTGAGCGGTGCAACTATCATGGCATTCGTGCACAATCACCCATCGGGCAACACGCAGCCAAGCAAGGCGGACGATGTGCTGACCCAGCAGATAGCCAAGGCTTGTCAAGTCATGCGCCTCTTCTTTATGGACCATGTGATAGTAACAGATGGAGCATTCTACAGCTATCACGACAAGGGCAGACTATAGGAACCATGGGCAACGTGATAGGAACACGTTGCCCTTTTACTTGCTTGCAAACTTGCTGATAACCGCGGATAAAGGGAAGGGGATAGAGATAGCGAGAGCGATGGCAATTCGGGGCAGCAGTCGGGGAAAGGGGCAATTGCCACATGAAAAATCCCTTACATATACCGCTCCAGTCAGCCGTGGCAATTGCCTCCGAGCGTAGGGCGGTGGGGGGTATCCTTACGGCAAGGCACGCCCTTTTTTGCTCCAACTTTTCAAAAATCCATGATTTTCAACAAGTTGGCAAAAATGACCGTGGAAAATTTGTGCAAAATGCCCAAATTTTGCAATCAATTGCCATTGATTGCCCGCTCGAAAACGGCTACTTATGCCAATTTCCATGAAATTGCCACAAGAAACGAGCCGTTTTCGAGCGAACCCCTACATTTCATTTCGGGGTAAAAGAGGTAATAACATTGTTTGACATCATTCAAAAATGATGAGAAAAAGAGGTAAAAACCGTGTTTGATGGGGATGAAATGTTAAATAATACACAAATGTTGAAAATAATCACGAAAATATTTGGTTATTCAACAAATGTTTAGTACCTTTGCATCGTGTTAATAAAGATAGTATATGGCAAGACGAAAATCTAAGGAACTCAAGGAAAATGAAGACGATTTGCTTTTCTACCTAGAGTATTGGCAAGAGTTCCCCGATACCTTCAAGAGGGTAGCAGAAAAAGAAATCGCAGAGTTGCAAAACAAAATTAAAAACAAAAAGAAATGAGAAAGCCCCTTCGGGGGCACTCATTCCTTTAAACTTAAAAAAAATAGATTATGGAATATACAGAGATGATTGATAAGGTGAAGGCTTTGGCTGCACAAAACAGAGCTGCCAAGACCGCAGAGGATAAGGCGGAGGTTCGCCGTCAGATGGATGCACTCAAGGAGTCAGACCCTAAGGCTTTTGCCGTGGCAGTTGGCTACATGGCTAAGACCACAGAGCAGAAGGTCAAGGAACTGACCATGGCAGAGAAGTTTGGTGAGATAACAGATATGGTTTCCATGGCTTACATCGCAAAGGCTTACTTTGGCAAGTCTCGTTCTTGGCTGGCACATAAGATGAACGGAAACTTAGTCAACGGAAAGGCAGCGCAGTTTACCCCTGATGAGCTTGTTACTCTCAGAGGTGCCTTGCAGGATATGGCTCAGAAATTTGGCTCGCTTAGCCTTGCTATTTAGGCTATCTTTATTTAACACATCGTCCCCGACACAGAGCCGTGCCGGGGACTTCTTATTATTCACATATAGGCAAGTTTTCAAGGCTAAAATGTTAAATCTTACTTAATAATACGTTTTTTCGTAGTAAATATTTGGATAATACGAAAATTTGTAGTATCTTTGCATTGTCTTAAAGAAATAATGATATGAAGAAAATTTTAGTAAGCGACAAAGAGGAAGAGCTGATAGCAGCTATCAGAAATTACAAAAAATCTTTTCCTAGGGGCAACCCGCAGTTATTATGGTATGCTCAACAACTTTTCGATGAGATGATTGAGCCGCCTGAGTATTACACAAAGTATTAACAACAGACCCTCCCTTCGGGGAGGGCATTAAAAAAAATATAAGATTATGGAAGTAGCAGTAGCAACAGTTAAACAGACCAAGGATAGCGAAGTAAAGCAGCGCATCCAAGATATTCAGATGCTCGTGTCGTGGCGAGAGATAGCACATACATATTTCGGCAAGTCGGCATCATGGCTTTATCACAAGCTCGATGGCATCGATGGCAATGGTGGAGTGGGAGGCTTCACCGAAGATGAAAAGAACATGCTCCGTGGCGCACTCTGCGAGGTTTCAAACCGCATACGTGCAGCTGCAGACAGAATATAAAATGAGGCTGGGGCTTATCATTCCCCATAAGACAAAAGTCGCCATAGCCTTGTGGCGCAGAAATACCAAAAACGTCCCCGACACGATTCCGTGCCGGGGACTTCTTATTATTCACATATATTTGATATTGATAAATGATATTATTACAAGATAATGAGACCTGCAGGCAGGCTCGCCTGGTTCTCCGTGAGCTCATCAAGGGTGACAAGTCACGTGCGCAGCTCTGGGGCTCGCTGGTTGACAACCAGCTTGATGATGTTGACTTGAGGTTCCTCCTTCCACCATTGGCCAACGAGGGCTACATCGAGGAGTCTGAGGGCATGTGGCATATACAGGACAAGGGTGTGAAGTATATGCAGAATTACGACAGAATGATGCTGGAGAGCGCAGAAGGCTATCTGGAGGGTAGACTAAAGGAAACCAGTGAAAATCCTCAAGAGCGCAAGCAGGAGAGTGAAAGGATATGGAATAGGAAGATGACTGTGATTGGAGTCATTCTAGCCCTATTATCCGTGTTAGCAGCTTACACAGAGCCTCTCTTAGAGAGGGCATGGCAAGTGATATTATCGCTAGTGATTGACAAATGACTATGATATAGAGAGCCTTGATACGGCTCTCTATACTGTCAATATCGGTTCTTGACTTTTTCATACCTTAAATATATATTATTTCGTTAAACCGATGCAAATATACGGAATTTTCACGGAATATCCGTGGAAAATCATGGAAAATATGCGGAAAATCATTCCATTTCTTTCCATTTCATTCCACAACCTCTTTCGGATGACCCGTTTTTCGCGGTCGTTTTCGGTCGTTTTCGGTCGTTTTTTCGGTCATTTCTGGAGAAAATCGGAGAATATCGGAGAAAAATGGAGAATATCGGGGAAATCTTTCCGTTTTCTTTCCTTTTCTTTCCACTTCATTACACTTTCATTCCTCAACCCCTAGATTTTCTTCCCCAAATGTTAAAGTTTAGTTAACGTAACAATAAAGTTACCGAAACATTTGGTAGTTTGTAACTTTATTGTTACCTTTGCATCGTCCAACAAGGACAAAGTGTTCTTTAAACATACTGAGTGATGAAGTACAATGAACTTTACAAGAAGTTGAGAAAGGCGGGATGCCTTCCGCTTCGTCATGGCTGCCGACACGACATTTGGCAAAATCCAGCTAATGGACGATGCTCAGCCGTTCCTCGGCATGGAACTGAAGAGGTTCCGAAAGGAACTCTCAAATCTATCTATCAGAGACTTGGGCTTTAGCCCAGGTCTCTCTTCCATCAAAGCTTGGTGTGCGAGAAGAACACTTTTGATTAGATTTACACATTATTATCATATAGTATGGCAAGAATAGTTACAGTAGTGGTGGAGTCGGGCAAGGGAGGCTTTAGCTGCTTTATGAGCAAGGATTCCGATGACCTCAATTTTGGCATCATTGGCGATGGTAAGACGGTGCAGGCTGCCATGGACGACTTCTATGTTTGTAGGGACGAGGAGAAAAAGTTCTTTGAGGAGGAAGGCAGGGAATTCCCTGACTTGGAGTTTAGGTTCGTTTTTGATGTCGGAGCTTTCTTCAATTACTATCCCCTCAGTATTTCTGCATTTGCCAAATATATTGGCATGAACGCTTCACTGCTCAGACAGTACGCCGCAGGCATTAAGGTGCCGCAGGCTAAGAGCTTGGAAAAGATAAGGCAAGGCATTGCCAAAATCAAAGGAGATATAGACACTGGTCTCTTGATAGATAAGCCAGTTCTACAGTATGTTTAAAGAACAGTTCGGTCGGCTTCTATGCCGATTGTACTTCATGGAATTTAAAATTAAAAGATCGCTTTAGAAGCCCCTGGTGCGAGATGCATCGGGGGCTTTTTCATTCCCCAACCCCATGTTTTTATGCTCTACAACATAAAATATTCATTTTCTTCTAAAATTTCTCGCTTTTTTTTTGGCGGTTCCAAATATTCTTCGTACTTTTGCCATCGCTTATAAGATAGTAGTAATCTACTCAGCGATGGCGACTGTTTCGCCTAGGCTTCACGCCGTGGGCTTTTTTTATGCCTATAAAGTATCATTTTCCCGGCAGCGGGAAAAAGGTCTTTACAATATGGCGGTTGCATGATCCGTAAGATACTTGCCCTTCGCTGGGAAAGCTACCATCTTATAAGCAGCGGTGAATGTGACCGCCACCATTGTATTTATACATCAAGGTCGGTCTATAATGCTTATAAGATGGTAATTATGCAGAATTCAATTTTATTAAGTGATGCGCAGGTAAGACCTGCAGGCATCAGCGTTGAGGAGGGTATCAATACCCTCAAGTGTGAAATCAAGAAGCTCGCCAAGACCAAGAGCGAGACCTTCTCCTGCCTTTGCGAGGAGACCGTGACCTATGGAGAGGTTGTGCTCACCATGGTTGGTTTCGCAGCTGTGATGGCGATGGTCATGATTGGTGGTTTCATTTTCGGAGGGGAGGTAGCATAATGGTGAGCAGAATGACTACAGAGCTGTTTCATGCTCAGCTGGAGGAGAACATCGTGAGAGCTGCTGACGAGCGCAAGCGCCATCAGGCAGAGTTGCAAGTTATAAGCCGAGATTACGAGAGCTCGTTGGACAGTATTGAACGCATGGAGGATGAAGCAGGGGAAAGCTACCGCTGTGCCCGTAATGCTTTCGAGAAGGCCAAAAATGAATATCAGGAAGAACTCCGTAATTGTAGAAAGCTTCGCAATGAGGCAGGATTTCGCAGAGACAAGGCGAAGGTCGAGGAGACTAATCTTTGGACACTCAACAACAATACCATCCAGAGCGACCGCCACAAAATCTTTGAGAGATACCGAGAAGCGGGGGGGTACTTACGGGAGCAGAAGCAGAACTCCTGCACCCAGGCTGGACCAAAGACAAGAAAGGAGGAGTGAGTGATGAAGAAAAGTAGAAACCGCAGAAGACGCACAGCAAAGAGAGACGTACTCTTGCTATATTTCAAACGCCGTCGCATCCGCGATACGCTCATGAAACGCTGGTGGGAGCTTGAAACCAAGCGCAAGGAACTGTACAAACTGGTGGAGTATGCCAAGATTCAGTCAAGATACTGTAATAATCTGGACTGCCATCGAATAGTCGGCAGATATCTCAGAGAACTGGAGCGAGAGGAGATCCGTGTTACCAGACTTCAGACTAAATACGACCTTTGGGCTTCCCGTCTGAGCTACTGGGTTGACCTCTATGAGTCGGCATTGTACCGACAGCACCCAGATGACGGTATTTAAGTTTAACCCTTTAAAAAATGAAGATTATGCCAAGAAATAAAGATAATTTCAACAGCGAGCAGTTTGAGCAGGACCTGCTCGACGCTTACTTCCACTTCCGCAGCTGCCTCCCTGTGAAGGATGAAGACACCGGTCTTGAATACAAGAAGAGTTTCAAAACCACCCAGGACATCGCCACGGAACTTGATGACATGGGCGGTGTCAGTATAGAAACCATCAACCAGTATCTGCAGGAGCATGGCTACTATGTAGCCACGCAGCCAGACGGAACCGTGGCATGGGCTTTATGGGAGAGAGTTGTCAGGCCAGATAAACTGGTTTAAGTTAAAAACTCATATATTTTATTATACTACCATGTGTTATGAATAATTTTTCGTACCTTTGCAGCACGAAAAATTTTACAAAGTTTTGAAAAGCTTTGATACGGCTGACCGCTCGTGAGGGTAGTCAGCCGTATTTTTATTTTTATCCCCTCCATATTATCTTTGCATCAAAAAAGATAATATATGACCATCACATCACTTCCGTCGGGCAGTTTCTTCCTTGAGAACATCCCCGACATCGACATTCTTACAGCCAAGACCCGTCTGCTCGTCACCATCAAGATAGGTGATGATACCATCTACGATGAGTATCTCTATCCTGCCGATGGAGAGGTCAGAGTGATCGACCTTGCCGACATCTTCCGTCCCTATGCACGCCGGAGGCTGGCAGTCACAGCCACCATCACCATCGCCGAGCAACAGGTTCCGAGCTCCGGAGACACCGACTCGGAAACAGTCACCGATACGCAGACAGCCAACCTGCAGGTCTACTATTCTACCGTAGACATCGTGGGCGTGGACTGCTCTACATTCCTCACCACCCACTTCCTCACCCTGCTCGAGGGGCACAAGACCACCTACATGGGGCGACTTGAATATCTCCACTACATGGGCAAGGAGACAGCAGAAGTCACCGCACACTATGCGGACAAAACCACAAAAATGTTTACCGCACCAGCCACCGGCGGCAACGACATATACACCACCATCGACGTCTCTCCTTCGCGATTCGAGACCGATGGCACCGACCTTCTCTACTACGTGGTAGAGGCAGGCTCACGCTCAATGACCTTCATCATAGACAGCGAGGAGCGAGATGTGGCGCCTACTCTGCTCTTCACCAACAGCTTCGGCTGCCAGGAGCTCATCTACTGCACAGGCAAGCACGAAGTAGACCCGCAGTACACCCGCTATGCAGCCTACATGGGCGGCATCAGGGTAAACTACCGCATCACAGAGCAGCGCACCTTCAACGCCGATACGGGCTATCTGGGCACAGACATGGCAAACTGGGCAGATGATCTATTCCGCTCAGACGAGGTCTATCTGGTCAACTTCATCGGCGGCGTTGCCAGGGTGGGCAAGCGGGTCACCCTCTCTGACTCAAAATCCAAGCGCGACAACCTGCGCGACAGCGTGCCACGCTTCACCTTCAGCTACACCTACGCCCAGCGCCAGCACAACGTGCTTGACCTGCAGCGAGCCGGCCGTATCTTCGACAACACCTTTGATAACACCTTCAACTGATGAGACGCACGGCTTACCACCTCACAGAGGTTCTGCGCCTACTGGCCAAGGCAGAGCGAGACCACTCTACCATTAACCTGAAGGCGTGGACATCAGACGGCGAGACCGTCGACTATACAGGATGGCTGGTCAGGGGCAGCAGTTGGCGAGGCGGTTTCCACCGTCTCGTCAATCCGGCAAATGCCGAGGTTCGCACCGTTCCGGACATCTACATTCACCAGTTCCTGGGCTTACCAGTATATTTATGACATGAAACAGAAAAAATATCAGCTTCAGCAAGTAGGAACCAGCGGTTCCTACAGTCGCTACGCTCTCGTGGCAGAGGGCGTAAGCAGGGTTACAGACTCCACCACCATCGAGCAGCAGTATGGGAGGGATACCAGTTTTCTGGGTTCCGGAGAGGTGGGCGATGCCACCACGGGCATCTTGGAGACTTCAGACGGCAAGCTCTTCGAGTATGTGAACTATGGCGATGACAACGACATGCCATACACCCTGCAGCAGTTGCTGCGCCGAAACATGGTGGCGCAGCGAGCCATGGCTTTCAACGTCCAGTGCTGCTACGGCCAGGGCGTGCGCTTCATGGACAGGGAGACCAAGCAGGACACCACCGACGCAGAAATCCGCGACTTCTGCCTGAAGAACTCCATCCACGAGGTCTTCATGCAGCAGGCAACAGACATGAAGTTTTTCTTCTGGTCGGTAGAGGTCATCATCCTGAGCCGTGACCACTCCAAGATAGTCAACATCCGCCACAAGGACGTTTCCTACTGCCGTCTGGAGGTACCCAATGATAAGGGGCGCATAGAGCATGTCTTCTTCGGCGACTTCCGCAACGTCATGTCGCCTGTCCACACCGAAGTCATCCCGCTCCTCGACCTCTACGACCCGCTGGGCGACCTCATGGCGCGCATGGGCAAGGCTCCGGATCCATATACCGGCATCAGGGGCAAGGCTCCTGAGATGGGCAAGGACTGCAAGTTTGCAATCATTTCACGCATCCCGACACCCGGCCTGCAGTACTATCCGATACCATACTATGCCAGCATCTTCGACGATGCCTGGTACGACATCTACCGTCTCATCGGTATCGGCAAGCGCTACATGATCAAGAATACCTCTGCGCCACGCATCCAGATAGAGGTGCACCGCGACTACTGGGAGGAACTCTGCAATAACGAGGACATCATCGACCCGGATAAGCGCAAGGAGCGCATCCTGCAGGAGAAGGACAATATCATCAACTTCGTGTGCGGACCGGAAAATGCAGGCAAGGCGCTCATCACGGGCTACTACTTCGACCCCAACGGCAAGGAGCAGCGCATGGTGCGCATCATCAACCTCTCCGAGGGCAGCAAGAAGGAGGGTGGCGACTGGGCAGACGACATGAGCGAGGCATCCAATGCCCTCTGCTTCTCGCTGGGCGTGCATCCAAACCTCATCGGAGCCACACCAGGCAAGAGCCAGATGAACAATTCCGGCTCAGACAAGCGCGAACTCTTCATCCTCAAGCAGTCGCTCGAGAAGGCCTGCCACGACATCATGTGCAAGCCTTACCACGTCATCTCCCACTACAATGGCTATGCCGACCGAGGAGTGACCGTAGACGTGCCGATGATAGAACTCACGACACTAGACAAAAATAAGGACCAACAGACATCAATAGTTTCAAACAATAATGGCAAAAATGAAGATTCAAATCAGCAAGGATGACTTCGAACAGAGCATCCTTGCAGCCACCAGCTCGCACTCTGAGGTGTTCGAGTCGGTGGAACCGCATTTCAAGGAGTCCTATCAGCGGATCAGTAAGCAGATTCTGGGCGAGGTAGGCGAGAAGGCACTGGAGACCAGCGAGGAGGCACTGGAGACCAGCTCGCACCCATGGTACAACAACAGCGAGGAGCTGCGTAAAGCAGTCATCAAGACTGTATGCCTCGATGCCTTCCTCAGCGTAGTAAGACACCTCGACCTCGTGCTCACTCCTACAGGCTTTGGCGTTGTGGCCAACAACGAAGTCTCTCCGGCAAGTTCCTCCAGAGTCGATGCGCTCATCGAGCAATGCCGTGTAGCCTTCATCTCATCACAGCAGACAGTCCTGGCACTTCTCTGCAACGTACCGGGTTGGGGAAAAACCATACAGGCAAAGCAGGGCATACAGACGATAGTTTGGAGCTTTGACGCTTACCGTTTTCTCACGGGAGAGACCAGCATGACATCCAAGGAGTGGGCATCCAAGTTGGCAGCCATGCAAGAGGCAGATGCCACCATACGCAAGCTTGTTTCTGATGAGCAGATGGATGACATCATGTCACAGGTTAGATGCGAGCGTAAAAGTAATTGGGAAGAGAACGAGGTGCGCGTGATGCTGATGCGCTGCATGATAATGCTTGCCAACGGCATGCTGTCTGCATACTCCAACGAGCGTGCAAGACTGCTCTCATATCTGGACAAGAACCTCGATAAATTCCCATTATATGCGAATTCATCGGCATATAAGGCTAACCATTTCAAAGAGTTCAACAATGAAAAATCAAAACCTGCCTTCGTTTTCAACGCATAAAGATGGTACACAAGAGTTCAATTTCAAGGCGCCGTCATCGTGGGCGGAACTTTCAGAGGATCAGTTGCGCTATGTCCTTAGCATCATGTCGACGTTCCAGGATCATACCGTTGTCAAATGCTACCTTCTCGCAAGGTTCTGCGGTCTTACCGTACATAAGTACACCCGAACCGGGTGGAAATGTAGCGTTAAATGCGATGAAAGCGGTGAAAATGGCGATGCTAAGACTGGAAAAGTGCGCGAGAGAGTCCTATACATCAGCGCTGCTGAAATCCTCTATCTGCTCAAAAACTTCGATTTCATCGACTCCTTTACGGACTTTCGGCCTCTACAGGTCGCAAGTGACTTTCAGCTGAAGGCAGTAAACAGCCTGCTTCACGAAATAAGCTTCTACGATTACCTCAATATCGAGAAGAACTACCAGCTGTTCATGCTCAAGCAGGAGGACAGATTCCTGCTGAAGATGGCGCAACTCATGTACAGAACAGCAGACGGTTCTGCCGATGAAACCGCCAATTTTGAACCTTACGAACTCCTCGGAGTCTTCATGTGGTTCTCGAGTGTCAAGGAGTATTTTGCCGCCAACTTCCCTCACTTCTTCAGACCAGCCAGAGAGGGCGGCGAGCTGCGGCGTGAGGACATCCTGCCAGCCATGCAGGCGCAGATCAGGGCACTCACAGATGGCGATGTAACTAAACTGCAGGCAGTCTATGATACAGACTGCTGGGCTGCCCTCACAGAGCTGGACAACAAGGCTCGGGAGGCAGAGGAGTTCAAGAAACGCAACAGGCAAAATAGTTAAATTTACAGAACATGACAGAGAAAATCTTCGATTCCATCGCATATTTCAAGCAGCTGGCTACCGAGTGCAGAACCTGCAGGGATTATAATTTTGTCGCAACAGAGTGCTCGGGACCTGACTCCATCCAGGGAGTCATGCAGCAGTTCCGCAAGGCATCCAACTTCATCATGGTGTCAGACACCGTTGATAGCAACACCCATTCCATCGGAGAGGGCTTCTTTGACCGCAACGTCTATACCGTCTGGATCCTGGCAGGGTACCGGCGCGATGACATGGCAGACCGAGAGGCGAAAATGAATATCTGCAGATATATCTTCCGCCAGTTCCTCAGTCGCATGCTCCACGACAAGAGCCGTGAGGCATACGACGGACAGATGGAGTTCCTGGACCTCACGCAGGTCTATTCGAGCGAACTGGGCAGATGGTCCATGAATGGCGTCACAGGACTCTACTTCATGGTCACATCAGACGAACCTATCGACATTCAGTATGACGAGAGCCTATGGCAGACGCAGCAGTAGACGACCTCCTCAGATATGAGCGAGGATGGACTAATGCCATGGGCGACTTCTGGCGAGAGCGCATGGAGCGGCTTCGTACCATCGATACCGGACGCCTCTACGCTTCCATCAAGGCGCACCTGGAGCAAGGCTCTGTCACGACCATTGAGCACAACTTCCTGCAGTACGGTATCTATGTAGCTGCAGGAGTAGGACCGGCACATGAGTGGTACAAGTGGACCGAGGCACAGGGAGGCGAAAAAGTACATCGCATCAACAACGGTGACCTCAACTTCCTGGGCGATGAATACCGCCGAGACAACAATCTCGATAAACCGAAGAAGGTGGGTCCAGCCTGGGGCGGCCGTGTCGCCGGTGGCGAACCTAAAGGCAGGCGTGACTGGTTCTCTCAGAAGTACTACTCATCTGTCATGAAGCTCAACGAGCATGAGGCTACCTTCTACGGAGACCGGTACAATGGTCTGATGGCATCAGCCCTAACCGAAATCTTCAGGGGCATCGGAGCAGCACGCAACCTCTAGGGAGCGTATTTTTACCGATTCCATCGGCATATTATCTTTGCAAACAAAAAGTAAAATGGCATACAAATTAGACAAGAGTGCACTTCAGACCCTCTTCGAGGGCATCAGAGACGAGCGTCGCCTGCAGGCCAACACGGCAAACCGCATCGGCAACGCCTTCCTATCGTTGTTGCATTTCTGCGCTGACGAAACCTCCGATGCCTTCCTCAGCCGCAAGCATGACGATGCAGCCGAGGGCATGATTACCTTCCTGCGTGGACTCATCTCCGAGCAGATGGCGCAGCTCAAGGCGGGTGCACAGTTCGGTGACTTCGTCTCCGGGCTGTACAACGGCAAGGGCGCGCAGGTCGATGCCAATGGCAATGCAGAGGTTGAGAGCATCACCGTCCGCACATACATGAGGGTCATGGAATTGATTGTCAACCGCCTGTCAGCGCAGGAGGGTGACACTTTCTTCACCGAAAGCGACACCATTGAGAGCGTTGACAGTCTGGGCGATGATTGCTATGGCTTACACCTCCGCTCCAAGTATAGTGGATACTTTACGGCTCAGCATGTGGGCAACGTCATCAAGGGAGTGGTCAACAACATCGCCTCGGCAGCCAATTCTGGCACCTCGGCTGATTACTACACCTCATGGATGAGAGTCAACAGCGTCAACGCGGTCAAAAATTACATCGAGGTCACCCTGTATCCTGATGCCGATGTTCCGGCAGGCAAGAACTTCCCGCCGTGCGAGCTCATGAATATCGCCCGATATGGCAACCAGACCGATGAGTCGCTGCAGAGCTGCTTCTACATCTCCAGTTCCGAGGGGCGCATCGTCAAGCTGACGGGCGTCACGAAGCCGATACTGGATGATTACAACTACGGCATGGTCTTCGGCGACATGCCTGAATTCGTCAAGTCGCTCAACCTTCCTATCGTCAAGGGCAGGGATTATCTCTATGCAGCCGGCATCATCACCCAGGATATCATACAGATTGACTATCAAGGCAAACCGGTTGTCGATTATGTAGACCGGGGACCTTGGTCAGAGGCGGCAGACTATTTCTGCTCAGCTCTCAATCCAGAAACTGGCAAATACGAGACTTCCGATGTCTGGTATACTGGGTGCAAATGGAGATGTCAGAAGACTGGTACCCATACCGCACCAAGGTGGAATAATACCGATTGGGCGATGATAGAGGGCAATCCTGCCTTCACCATTGACTTTCTCGAAGACGAGACTATCTACGACTTTGACAACTTCCGGGCTCCGCTGACTATCGTTGCTACGCTCTACGGCCAGGATATTACCTCAGATATCCTCGACAGCGACGTAGCCTGGACCAGATACACGGAGAACAGGGCTGGTGAGCAGAGAGTCACAAGTGACAATATCTGGTCACTCGAAGTCGGTTCCAAGGCAGGCAAGGCTATCGTACTTACCCAGTCTGACCTCTCCATCGACAGCGAGGGAGTTCCGGCTAAGATTAGATTCACGGCAACAGTTACACTTCGTGATGGTCTGGGCGATGAGGTTGCCCAAGATTCCATCACACTGGAATGTGTTTAATAACATATAAGATGAAATACAAAAGATTAGACTTCAAATACACGCCTCTGCAGGTGAACACATCCAAGACAATATCAGGCAGCGTTCCGCTCGAGCAGACTTATGACGCCAACCAGAATGAGTATGCTCCAAATTACGAGTTGACACCATGCGCCTTGCAACCGGTCGTTGGTATAATCGACAGAGATAACATACTCGAGAGTGGTCGTGTAAATAGTGAGCTGACAGATATCGCCTGGTACAGAGTCGAGAATGGTGTGGAGGGTAATGCGCTGGTTTCGACACCCAGAAAGCATGTCATCACCTCGTCCGGCAATGATGCCGGCAAACTGCTCTGGTATGTCAACGCAGCGCCGCAGAAACCGATTCTGCTCAGATTCAAGGCGAAGTATCTGGACAGCAGAACAAATAAGGTTCACAGAATTATGATGGACTATTCCATCAACTGCAAGAATGCGACCCTCTACAAGCCGACGCTGCTGCTTTCGAGTGGTGACCGATACTATAATCCGCTTCGTGATACAGACAAGCAGGTCATCAGTGCATCTCTGCGCCTCGGATCAGAGGAGTGCGCTAAGGAGAAGAGGCTGTTCATCTGGGAGATTCTCCGTGATAGAGGTCAGTTCTCTGCCATTACAGCAGATGACCTCGAAATCAAAGTTTCTTCAGATGGTGCATCGGTTACTCTAGACCGCTCGCTCATGGGCAAGCGCATCTGCATCAGATGCAGGGCTAAATTCTCGGCAGATGGCAATCCGGCAAGCGTAGATCTGAGTGATGCTACACCGAACAGAATTGTCAATATCGTCCGCAGGATACCATTCTACGATTACGATATCCTCGACACGGTCGACGAGGTTCTGCCCGACACGAAGGTAGTAAACCCAGCGGCAACCATCTCTGACAATGTCGGAGAAATTGCGAACCCGACAAGAGAACTGCAGGTCCTCTGGTGGATGGCACCGAATAACTCGATACACTTTGAGAACGCAGTCCTTGTCGGACATGGCATGTCTCCGAGAGTACCTACAGATCTGCTGGATCCGAACAGGGGAGCTATCCTTGCTTTGGAAGTTAAAGACCTCGATCCTTTAGCTCTGGCTATGGATGCCGACGGCAAGGTCTTCGTGGACGCAGATGGCAATCCGTTCATTTTTCACTAATCATCATTTATAATATAATATATGGAAAGATACATCAAGGCAAATCGCAAGGTCGTGGAGTTGCTTCAGCTGACCGAGGACAGAACTGAGCTGCAGGATGGCAATTTCATTCTCTGGTGTCAGGATATCCTACAGCTTGGGGAACCTATCGAGTTCGAGGAGACGCTGTCCAGAATAGGCGCTATCGCTATGGATGGCAAGACCGCCTGCATGGAGCAGGAAGGCAAAGTGTGCAACAAGCTGCCTGTAGCTACAGACAGCAGATTCATCATGACAGAGCAGAGAGAGGAGGCAGAAAATGAGTAGCGCAAGTAAGTCGACAACCATCAACTTCATACCAAAGATGGGTACATTTACTCCGTCAATCCAGTCGCCTGACGGAGATATCTACCAGGAGTACCAGAGAAATGGGGATGTCGTGACTGTCTATCCGGATTTCTCGCAGACGCAGCCGAAGCTGTACTTCGTTGTCATCTCATCAAGAACAGCAGAAGGCATCAGTACACCAACCTCCATGAAGTACTTCTTCAATGATACGGAGATTCCTTTCAATTCTGCAGGCAAGTCTACAGGACTGTTTGACGGTCTCTTTGAGATTATCAGACCAAGTGCTTCGCAATTATATTGGGGACTGAAAATCTGCAACAACCTGGTTAAGGTTTCCAATTATAGCGGCATTACAATCAGGATGGTCGGTACCATCACAGAGCGTTCTGGGCAGCAGGAGGCTACAGATGAAATTCAGGCTAGCTACGATATTTCCGTTGGCCCTTACACAGGAGTCGCCTATCGTGTGACAATTAAGGCGCCGGCTAATGATACGCACAACTTCGTTCTGGGTAGCAAGGATGACAGCTGCCAGCTCGAAGCCAAAGTCACGCAGGGCAACGAAACTCTGACAGCAGGACTATATTACAAGTGGTATAAAGCAGTCAATAGCATCACAGGTTGGGAGCAGATTGCAGGAGCCAGTGCCAAGATACTCACCGTCAAGGCATCAGATGTTGATTGCACGAGGGAGTTCATGGTAGAAGTGTACAACGACAAGGCCATGGGTAAGGATAATATGCTGGGTTTCGACTTCCAGACTGTCATCGATGCGTCAGATCCGTACGATATTGAGCCGAACCCAACACCGGCTGATGAGTCTATCAGCGAGGACGAGGCAGGCAATGGTACTGTGACCTATACTCCGAAACTGATTGTCAGGGGCAAGTCTGAGGCTATCGATAGCAAGTTCTATTTCACGCTGAAGTCAGGTTCTGGTGTTGTCCTCAATACCGAGGCGGCACGCAAGCCTACTGTCCAGCTGAGTTCATTTGCTGTGACCAGGGCAGACTGCGAGCATGCCGGTTACAGCAGCGTGGCATTAACGATTCAATCAGTCAAGTAGTCTATGACAGTAATTACAAGAACTATTAATTTTATCCGGAAGGCTGTCAAGGGTGAGAAGGGCAGCGTCCTTCGAGGTCCGCAGCTGTGGAATACCTGCAGCAATGGATACAGATTCGAAGCGGGTGAAGAAGGTGAAGAGTGGAAGGATGTTGTCTTATATAATGGCAATACCTATTCCTGCATCAAGACGCACGTCAAGACAACAGATAATTATCCGGGTTCTGCAGCTGATCTGAACAACCATTATTGGCGACTGGGTCAGTCTATCGAGCTCATCATAGCCCACATCATCCTCGCCCAGTACCAGATGGTGGAGAACCTGGGTGTCCGTACCATCGAGATGAAAGATAAGGACGACAACATTGTCTTTCGGGCAAAAGACGGTAAAGTAACTTGCAACAGCGGAACTTTCAACAATATTACTGTAAAAGGTAATAGTATTTTTGAAGGATCAGTTAAAGCCAAAATGTTTTATGGAACAGTCAAGAAGGTAACGCCCGGAAGCACCTATCAGATAGACCCTGCGAATGAGCCGTACAATTTCTATTATGTAGAAAACCCGACTAAACGTACATTTATAATTTTGCCAAAAGCTGCAAATTACGAGGGCCTGGAGATTAATATCTTTACCAAATTGTTGCCGTCGTCGAGTTCTTTAAGCTATCGTACAATCGTTGAAGCACAGACCAATGACGATTTATATGTTAAGCAAAACACAGCCATCGTGCCAAGCAACATAGCGGTAGAAAAAATTAATGTTGAGTACACCAATTTCAAAAACGAAAGCGTTACAACAACAGCAAATAGTTATATACGCTTTAAATGTATCGGCAGCGCATGGTATGCTATTAGCGGACAATTTACAGGCGAATAAATTAGTAATACATTTTAGATTACGGCAGTAAAGAGAACTGAAAACACTGGAATAGTCTGATTTCTTAAAATATAATTATGGAAGGTAAAAAATTCAATTCCGTGACGAAAGTCACAACAGTCAACAGCAACCAGAGCGTGCTGCTGACAGACCAAAATGGCAATGTCACCAGAATTGGCATGGATGCGTTCAAGGCTGACCTTGCTGTTGGTCAGCATGCCTGGTGCGGAAGAGTGTGGGACACAAATAACGCAACGCCTAAGGCGGCATCATACATTGGCTCACTTGAATTGCTGAAGGAGTTGCCATACATCCTCGGACTTGGCGCATACCTGGTCAAGAATGACCACAGCCGTCGGAAGCTCGACAGCAAGGATCACTACAAGTATGCTACTGGTGAACCAGCAAAGCTGGATGGTACCGAAGGTCACTATCAGTGGGGATGGGGACGTAAATTCTACGTTGTCATAAAGGATATTGGCGGATTGCACTATGAGCAGATTGGCATCAAGCCAATTCCTGGTGAGTTTAATTACGAGATTCCTATCGGCAGTCTCTCTGCTGCAGGATTCGCCACTATAGAGCGAAGCACAGGCAGACTTGTGAGCTATATCAATAATGGAGCTGACTATCGTGGTGGAGACAACAATTCGTCTTATGATGGCACAAATAAAACGCTTCTGGGTAGACCAGCAACTAATCTGACTACTGAGCAGTTCAGAGCTGCAGCACGCAAAAATGGCAAGGGCTGGCTCTGCACAACCATGCGACATACATCCATTGTAGCAATTCTTTTCGGCGTCATCTTCGGTACACATTACGATCAGGATGCCGTCAATGCCAACAAGGATGCCAATGGTCTCTACCAGGGAGGTCTAGGTGCAGGCTTGACGCAGATGCCAGACTGGGGTGGTTACAACGGCTGGAGACCTGTAGCACCTATGAGTGCAGGCATAGAGCTTGGTGATTCATGTGGAGAAGCGACCTATGCAGTTAAGAATGACGCAGGCACAACGGTCTATAATGCCAAGATTCCATGTTTCTTCGGTTACAAGAACGGCTTCGGCAATCTCTGGCGAATGATGGATGATGAGTTCTGCCAGGTGAATAGTGACAAGACCATGACACACCTCGTGGCTCCGTCAATATACGGTTCCTGGACCATAGGCAACGCTTCCGGCATGAAGGCGTTGAGCAAGTCACCAGGTGGTGTTGAAGGATGGATCAAGACCTTGTCGATGGAACATCTCGAGAACTTCTGTACGCAGATTGGTGCTACAGAGTCAACCTATTTGACTTGCTATTTCTGGAACACGTCAGGAGCTACTTCCGGTTTTCGCTTGTGTTTGCGCGGTGGCAGCGCTAGCCTTGGTGGTCCCTGCGGTCTTTCGACGCTCGACGTGAGCGCTGCTGTCTCGGGTTACGATGTGAGCTTCGGTGCGGCCCTCTGCGAAGCAGCATCCGAGTGGTCATTGGAACCAGTGTATTACGAGGCGGCCTAGAGTGGACTAAGGTGTGCTGACGTGAGCAGGAGTGTGCAGGTTTGGCCAAGGCTTCCCAGCGGAACCAAGGGCAATCCTGAGCACCCTGCGAGCGTAGCGAGCAAACCCTACCGCCCTTGGGCGGTCGATTTTTTTTGAAATTTCGCTCTTTGACATTCTTTCATTCCGATTTTTTTCAGTACCTTTGCAGGCGGTTTTCAAACCAGGCTGTGATTCCTGCGCCGGTTTTCGCTTGTGTTTGCGCGGTGGCAACGCTAACAATGGTGGTCAATGCGGTCTTTCGACGCTCAACGTGAACAATGCTGTCTCGGATTACAATGTGAACTACGGTGCGGCCCTCAACTTAACAAGATACTGCAGGTTAGTTTGCTTAGCTGCAGAGATTTCGGGAGTCAGGCCTTGCCTCATGGCAAAACATACACTTCAGCAGAATAGCAAGTAGATGATGACAATGGGTCATCCGGTCGAAAGTTAGGACATCATAAAAGCAGACAACAGACACAGACACCGACATTTATCAGACACCGACCTTTTTTAAAAATGTACATAAAATATTAAAGCAAGTGAAGAGGTTAGGTAACATTTCACAGGCGGTTGAGACTTTGCAAAATTTTCGTGAAGCATTTTTTGATTTTTCCCGGCACAAAAAGTCCCGTCTCTCAGTACAAGCGTTTGAGGCAGAGTTTGAGGCAAATCTTCAAGCCCTGCTAGACGCCTATAAACATCAGACATGGCATACTTCAGACTATGAAGTCAAACTCATAGAAAAGCCAAAGTACCGCATTGTCAACAAGTTGCCTGTTGGCGATCATGTAATCCAACATGCAGCCATGCACACCAGTGAGGATAAATTGAGAGCCAAGATTCCATTCAATAGTCCGGCTGGTACCAAGGGCCGGGGCACACATTTCTTCTACAAGATTATCAAGCAGGACATCTTTACCTCGCCACAGCAAGACACATTCTATTGCTTGCCCATGGATATACATCATTATTTCCAGAATGTTGAGCACAATCTGCTCAAGAGAGAGTACAGACTGTATATCAAGGACCGCAAGCTACTTGCTTTCATCGACGAGGTCGTTGACAGCTATGCCAATGGCATAGTGCTGGGCGTCAAGCTTACACAACTTTTGGGACAACTGTTTCTGGCGAGGTTTGACTATCTCGCCATGCGGTGTTTTGATATACTCCAAGACCCCGAGAAACACGGTTATTGGCAGGCTCGCTACGTCACGGACATGCTCCTCACATGCCGCTCGGAGCAGCAAGCTATCGTTTTAAATGTGGGGGGGTAAAATCCCTCAATGAGCGCTTCGACCGTTTTTGCCGCGAAGGGCTCAAACATTATTATAGATTCATGGACAATATCTTCATCATGCATGAAGATAAGGTCTTCTTACGACTTATGGCGGAGCTTGCAGTCATGCACTTGGCTAGAGACTGGAAGCTGAGCATCAATAAAAGTTGGAATATTCATCGTACATGTGACGGCATAGACTTCTGTGGACAGAAGATCTTTGCCGACCACGCCCTTTTGCGCAAGCGCACCAAGCAGGCACTCTGTGCCCAGGTGGCAAGATTGCGCAAACGTGGACTTAGCGATGAACAGATCCGGCGCAAGGCAGCATCCAGGCTTGGCCTAGCCAAACACGCAGATACAAAAAACTTATTAAATAAAATCGGTATGAAAAAGTATGGTCAGATTGTGAAGGCTCGCAAGGGAGAGATTCCCTTCGAGGGCATGAGCATGGCACAGAAGAAGCATCCAGGCGATATCCTGTGCCACAACATTGAGGACTATGACAAGTTCCTCATCCTCATAGAGGATTACAAGATAGATAAGTCGAGAGTCGACTTCAAGATGGAGCAGGTTGAAGAAGTTGACGACCAGGGCGTCAAGCACATAGTCACCAAGAAGGTGCCTAAGGACCGCCTAGCCATCCGCTTCCGTTTCATCGATCACGTCCGGAAGACAGGACAACTCGATGAACATGGCGATGAGATTGAGGAGCCGGTTTGGCAACCTGAGTCGTGGTGGCTCTTTACTGGCTCAGATATTTTGGTAGATCAGGCACGCAAGGAGTGGGAACTGCTGGACAAGGGCTTCTACACCGTTGCCGCCGAACTCACCAATAAATTTGGCAAGAAATTTTATAAATTTATCTAATGCACAAGAAATTTTATCTTTGCCGCATGTCATACGTAAGATATGACAGCAAGCATTTTCTTCTGTTCCTGAGTGAGCAGAGAGTTGAAAACTATCACCCAGACACCACCATGTCGGAGTCTGATGGCGATAGTCAGACAGTGACAGCCTACAGTTACGAGGGCACGCAGATTGACGGCTCCACTAAAATTGAGGCAGAGTCGGCAAGTTATAAGGAATTCGTGAATGGCTTGGTTCGTACCAGGTACAGCCAAGGCGATGTCGAAGCCATCCTGTGCAACCATGGTGATGGCAACAAGGAGCACGAAACAGAGTACCAGGTATTCCAGGAGTGGAGAGAGCAGGCTAAGCAGATGGCCAGAGAGTTACTCGACCGGGATATCTCATAGTTATCAGATACGGCAGGAGGGAAATCGTTCTTCCTGCCGTATTTTTATATTTCTTATATTATATGTACCTTTGTGCCAGAAAAAATTAGGTACAGATATGCAGAGAAATACCAAGGATTGGATACACTACAGCTCTGCTGGCATAGTTCTGCTTGCTGGCATTGTGCTCGTGTACATCAGCTTTTTTATGTCCCACGACGTCACGTCTAACGTCTTGTGGTACTTTGGGCAGAGTCTGGTTTACGTGGCAACCGTCTTTGGTTTCGCACTGACTTTTGACACCAGAGTTAAAGACATTATCAATAAATATTTCAACAACAAAAATGGCACGCAAGATTAAGAAAATTTTCGTTCATTGTACAGCAAGCCGACAGTCATGGTCTGTCGATGCCTTGCTCAAGGAGTTTAGAGACAAAGGCTGGCATTATCCAGGCTACCACTGGGTCGTAACCGCTGATGGCAAGTACACGCAGCTCATGACAGAAGACCTGCCGTCCAACGGAGTTAAAGGTCACAATTACGATTCCGTCAACGTGGCATACATGGGTGGAATATCCCGCACTGGCAAGGCTATCGACAACCGCACGGAGGCACAGAAACAAGGTTTGCGTGAGTTGCTCAAGGAATTGAGAAACCGCTACCCTGAAGCCAAGATCATGGGACATCGTGACATCTCGCCTGACAAGAACCACAATGGAGTGGTCGATCCATGGGAGCGCATTAAGGAGTGTCCTTGCTTCGACGCAATTCCGGAATATGCCGACATTTAACATCAAGGATTATGCAGAAACATCTCAAGTCAATCATCATGGCCATATTGGTGATATTGGTCATCATCGCCTGTTTCTGGGTTTTTGACCATCGACAGCAGCGAGCGGAGCAGGAACTGAGAGAACAGCTCAATGGGCTGAAACTTCAGTATGCTCCAGCCGAGCGAGACACCATCCGAGACTCGCTCACGGTCATCACGCAGCAGGTGCTGCAGATGCCGGCTGAGGAGTACAAAATTCAGGCCTACGACCGCCAACTGCTCCATGACCTGGACATTCGTCTTGGCCAGGTCTTGGCAGACCTGCGCACGAGTCTGAGTACTGCTGATACGGTCAAGACTGACCGCAGCGACTCGGTCTATACCTACAGCGACCGATGGCTCAGTTTCCGTCTCAATACGGCGGACTCCATCTTGACATACAAGGCGAGAGACAGCCTCCAGACCATCGTCTACAGGCAGTACAAGCACAGATTCCTCTGGTGGCGGTGGGGCACCAAAGGATATGATGTCAAGGTCATCAACTTCAATCCCCATTCCAACATATTATATAACAGCTATATACAAGTCACCCGATAATGGCAAGACAAGAGGTATATACAACAGTCATCAAGCTCAACTCTGAGGAGGCTAAGAACCGACTCAAAGAGTTAGAGGACAGAGTCGCTCGTCTGAAGAAGGCAAAACAGGATGCCTTCTCGGCGGGCGATTCCCGTTTAGGGGCTTCCCTCGCCAAGGATTTGAAGGCCGCAGAGCGAGAGATGAAGCAATTCAAGAACTCGACAATGAGCGTCAAGGAGACACTCGACAACCTGTCTAGTGCAAGCCTCGGACAGCTGGAGAAGGCTGCTAGACATCTGAAGGGGCAGATGAAGGCAGCGTCAGATCCTTCAGACTTCGCCAAGCTGGACGCTCAACTCTCCAAGGTTAAGGAGCAGATGCTTGCCCTGAAGGGCGCGACACGCAAGGCTGATGAGGAAGCGAGACGAATGACCGCAACGGTGTCAAACCTGAAACATGCTTCACTCAATGACCTCAACTTCACAGCTTCCAAGCTACGTAGTCAGATGGCTGACTACGACCCGACATCTACCATGTACGCCTCTCGAGCTTCGCAGCTGAAGCTGGTCGAGGCAGAACTGGAGCGCATCCGCCAGAGTGAGCAGAAAGTGGTCACCCTCATGCAGCAATATGACAAGGAGATAGACAGCACCAATGTGGACATCAAGGAGACAAAGCGGCAGATGCAGCTAGTCAACAACACCATGTCCAACCTCAAAACCTCATCCATCCGTGACCTCGAATACTCCATCAAGGCACTGAACCAGCAGATGCATGGCATGGAGCGTGGTACCGAGCAGTTCAAGCAGATGGAGCTGAAGGCGAAACAGCTGAAGGCAGAACTGCAGGCAGTCAGAGCCGAAGGCGTAGCTCAAGAGTCCTGGATCAAGCGCTCTGCAGACTGGTTCAACCGCATGCAGGGTCTTGCACTCGGTGCAGTCGCTGCCATTTCCGGTATCACCTTCACAGTCAAGAAGTGTGTGGAGGAGTATGCTAAGATGGATGATGAGATGACCAACGTCCGGAAATATACCGGACAGGCAGCCGAGGAAGTCGAGCGCATGAACGAAGACTTCAAGAAGATGGATACCCGAACTCCTCGACAGAAGCTCAACCAGCTCGCCGAAGATGCCGGAAGACTCGGCATCACATCGACGGCTGCAGTTGAGGAGTTCGTCGATGGTGCCGATAAAATCAATGTCGCACTCGGTGATGACCTCGGCGATAAAGCAGTCTCTCAAATCGGTAAACTCGCCCAGATGTTCGGCGAAGACAAGACCAAAGGTCTGCGAGGTGCCATGTTGGCGACAGGTTCTGCAGTCAACGAACTGGCTCAAAATTCTTCTGCCTCTGCCGGTTATCTCGTTGACTTCACTGCCCGTGTGGCAGGTGTCGGCAAGCAGGCAGGCTTTACACAGGCTCAGATTATGGGTCTCGCATCAGTTCTCGACCAAAACATGCAGCAAGACGAGACTGCTGCAACCGCAGTTCAGAACCTCCTCGCTAAGATGTTCCAGGACTCCTCAAAGTTTGCAAAGATTGCTGGACTCAATGTCAAGGACTTCGCCAAGACTTTGAAGGAGGATGCCAACGGTGCACTTCTCCAGTTTTTGGCAGCCATGAGAGCCAAGGGTGGTTTTGCCGACCTTGCACCAATGTTCGAGGAAATGAAGATGGATGGATCCAGGGCTACTGGAGTCCTCACCGTCCTCGCAGATAAACTCGATGACATCAAAACTGCCCAGAACCTGGCAAGCGAAGCATATTCCGAAGGCACATCCGTCCTCAATGAGTTCGAGACACAGAACGAGAGTGTACAGGCTCAACTTGACAAGGCGAACAAGAAGTTCCTGGATCTCTCCATCGAGTTGGGACAGAAACTCTATCCTGCAGCACGATATTGCATATCTGCAGCAAGTCTCGGAGTTCGGGCACTCTCCACACTCGTTGACTTCGTCAAGGACTATTGGCGCATTTTAATTGTGCTGACCGCCGCCATTGTTACCTATACTGCAGTATCTAAGGCAAAGCTGATAGCAGACAAGGCGCAGATGGTATGGCTCAACATCATGATTCTGCGCGAAAAGGCGCATCTCGTCCTTGTGGGTCTTAAGACATCTGCTCTCAAGACCATGGAAATTGTCCAGATGGCGTTGACACGCGAAATAAAACTGACCACTGCTGCGCAGATGTTGTGGAACAAAGTGTTGCTGGCCAACCCGATCACTGCCGTGATTGCTGTTGTCGTAGGATTGACAGCTGCCATCGTCACACTGTCTAAAGAGACGAGCACAGCAGAGCAGGCTCAACTTGACTACAATGATGCCGTGACCGATGCCAACAAGCAGGCTGCTGAAGAGGAGGCATCCATCATGCGCCTCGTTTCTGCCATCCAGTCCAACACCACAGCTGAGTCAGACCGCAAGGCAGCATTGGAGGAACTCAACGGCAAGCTGATGCGTGAGCATCTGGGCAACATTACAGAAGAGGCAGTTCGTACAGGACAGGCTACAAGGCAGATACAGTCCTACATCGACATGATGAAGAAGAAGATCGTCATCGATGGCTTGCAGAAAAAACTGGCAGAGTCTATAGCTAAGCAGGCAGAAAATGAAGACTTGCTTAGCGAAGCAGACAACGACAAGCGTGGCTTTTGGACAAAAGTTTGGGGACGTATTAATCCATTTGCAGGTAGAAAAACAAAGATGCTAAACTTAGCATCTGATAACAGAGAAGCGTTCATGGAGACTGTAAACCACGAAATTAAGAGAGAGAGGCAATACCAGCAGGAGCTCATCGATAAGATTAATCAGCTGGAGCCCCAGCACTTCGAGATCAATGATCCGGAACCATGGCGCAACAATGGCTTCAATGGCAAGGCCAATGATGGTACCATCATTAAGCAGCAGAGTACAGCCGGCACTCATCAGGTTTCAGAAAAAGAGCGCAAGGCTCGTGTCAAGGCAGAGAAGGCAGCTGCAGCCGAGGCACGTAAGCGCCAGGCTGAAGCCAAACGCAAGCAGAAGCAGGCAGCCGATAGCATCAAGGCTGAGACCAACGAACTGATGGCTGAGAACGCCAAAGCATATGCAGAAGGTAAGAAAACCTATCAGCAGTTCATCGATGCCAGACAGAACATCCAGATTAAGGGCTATGCCAAGCTGAAACAGTTGTATGGTGCTGAGAGCAATGAGTACAAGCAGTTACTTGACAACCAGGTCAATGTTGTCAAGCAGCATGATGCTGCAATTCAAAAAATGAATGAGCAGACCATTGAGCGTGAACGCCTCCAGAAGGAGGCGAGCATCAAGGCTCAATACAATGATGCCAACTCCGCTATCTATCAGAATGATACAGCTCTCAATGAAGCCCTTTATAAGAATGATGTCGAAGCCATGAAAAAACGTCTTGCACTCTACAAAGACAGAGAGGGCAGTGAGGAGTGGCTGGATCTGAAGGCTGAGATGGAACAGGCTGAGCTCGACCACCAGCTGCAGATGCAGGAGACATACCAGAACCAGCTGCGTGAACTACGTCAGCAGTTCGGCAAGCAAGACCTGCAGGCTCAAGAGACAATGTACCTCAATGGCCTTGACAATCTATACAAGCAGGGTTTGATCAAGGAGGAGGAATATCAGCAGATGAAGTTGGAGATAACCAAGCAGTTCGCGGCCCAAAGAGCGCAGATTGATGCTGATGACCATGGAGCCGGTAGCGCTCAAATAAAAATCAATGATAAGTCATCTGAGATGGTCAACAGTGCCAGGGCAGCTGCAGGTGAGTCCCAGTCGACCGGCAATGCAACTTTGGGTGGATACTTCTCCTCACAAGTTGAGAACTATCAAAACACCATGGAGAAACTGAAGGAGTTGTATGGCAAAGATAAGCAGAACCATGCTGCATACATGCAGGCGAAAGGGAAGATCACCTCTGATTACCTCAATGACCTGATTGAAAAGACAGCTGTTGTTTACAATGGTATCAACGGTATTCTATCTGCGTCATCGTCATATGCTCAGGCATGCTCTGACCTCGAGCAGGCGAAAATCTCCAAGAACTACGAGAAGCAGATTGCTGCAGCTGGCAAAAATTCGAAGAAAAAGAAAAAGTTGGAGGAGAAGCGAGACAAGGAACTTGCCGCTGCAAAGTCAAAGGCTAACAAAAAAGCCATGAAGATAGAAATTGCGCAGGCGATAGCATCTACAGCAATGTCTGCTATCAATGCCTATGCATCTGCTGCAGCTATACCAACAATAGGTTGGACATTAGCTCCTATAGCAGCAGGTATGGCCACAGCTGCAGGTATGATACAGCTTGCGGCTATCAAGAAGCAGCACCAGGCAGAGGCAACAGGTTACTACGATGGTGGTTACACCGGTGGCAACCGCTACCGAAAGGAGGCTGGTGTCGTACATGAAGGCGAGTTCGTGGCTAATCACAATGCAGTCAACAACTCTTCCATCCGTCCAGCTCTTGACCTCATCGATAGGGCCCAGCGCTCCAATACAGTTGGCTCGCTGACTGCTGATGATATCACACGTTCTCTGGGTCAGGGAAGTAGTACCGTGGTGGCTCCCGTTGTCAATGTCAACAATGATAACACCGAAGTACGCCAGTCCCTCGATGGTGTCAATGCAGCCGTCAGCCGTCTGACACAGACTCTTGACGATGGCATTGAGGTCGAGGTTCCGATATCTGGTCGTAGAGGTCTGCACCGCAGACTGCAGGATTATCAGCGCATTTTAAACAATAAGTAGTGGAATATGATAACATGCATCATCAATGGCCATAAGGCCTATCCCATTTCTACATCATCCATCAAGGTGACATACGCTAACCAGTATGTCACCGATGATGGTGAGTACACCTATGACATCACCTTCCCCATGAATATCCTAGAGAACCGTGTCATATTTAAGAATGTCTCGCGACTGGAGGTCAAGAAGAACATCGACAAATACGATGACTGCAAACTGTTCTGTAACAGCCAGCTCATCATGAGTGGTGTCGGTACCATACTCTCCGTGAATGAGAAAGAGATCAAACTGCAGATAGTCGGAGGCAAGTCACGCATCAAATTCAATGACCGCATGACCAAGCACTACATCGATGAGATTCCATTCGGCACAGCTGATAAACCTGGTTATACTATTGATAAAGGTTTTTCTCAGGAATTTAAAAACCAGCTGAAGATTAAAGACATCTACAGGCTGAATGAAAATCATTCGGAGTTCCTGGGAGCGGAAGGTAGATGGTGCTTCATGCCAGTAAGAGACGAAACGAACGACCTAATCGCAAATTTTGTTGGGGTGGATAAAACAAAGCAGTTCATCGGCTACAATGCACCATTTATCATGAACCTGGCAGTTCAGCCAAGCTTGATGTATATCTTCCGAAAAGTGGTAGAATATGAAGGATACACTCTCAAGCGCAACGACTTCGACTGCAAGCCGTGGAACCAGCTATATATAGCTTCGGCCTACAAGACTCGTGAACTGCGCAGGGCGCTTCCACATTGGTCATCTTATACATTCATTGAAGAATTCCGGAAATTCTTCAATGCCTCCATCTACTTCGATGAAGCCCAGAAGACCTGCTGCGTCATCAGTTCCTCAGAGTTGAGTTCTGTAGATTCAATTGAGATAGAACCACTGGATGAATATTCGGCAGACTATGACGAGGACGGTTCTTTCAGTACTTCATCAACCGCTAACCTGGAGTATAAGCTAGATGATTCAGTCAATAGAGGTAGCTATGAGAGCATCTCCAAGAAGGTGTTCAGAAACTTCAATATTGTCAAAAGCGTAGATTATTTTGGCGAGAGCAACCAGTTCGCCTTGACAACACAGGGATGGAGCGAGAAGAAGAAGAGACAGACCATCATCGAGCACTTCTACAGCTATTACATATATGTAGAGGAGGACAATACCAAGACCTGGCAGTTGGCAGGTTACTGGTCACCGCTTATCAGAGACCAGAACTCCGATGATTACGTTGATCTCTGCATCTCTCCAGCAGCGCAAGTTGTAGAAGATATCAATTTCAAGACAGCATTCTTAGGAGAAGATAATCACTACGAGAAGCGTTGCCTGTTGTCAATACCTAATGACAAGGAAGCGGATTCCAAGGAGTGCGATGTTGATGATGACGGATATAGCTACATATCCGTACAGGATGCCATAGATGATGAGTCAAGCATGGAAGAAAGCGAAGATGAAGAGGAGATCATGAGTGTTTTCTTCATTCTGCCAGGCAAAGTGCAGGCGTATGACAAGCCATATGGCCATATTTCTTGGGTTGGAAATAAGTCGAGGTGGCCTATGTTTATAACCGATTACCGCATTAATACTGATTATCAGTATGCAGGAGTTAGTTCTATAGGGGACACAAAATTATTCTCTCTGTCTTTGAATTCTACCAATACAGGTGTCATATCACTTGGTAAGTTCCATAATTCAGTTATCAAAATTGATAATCGAAATTGCATGGAAGTCAAGTTCAAGTCAGATGTCATACCGGACCCTTCGAAGCTATACATCATCCGCAACAAGAAATATGTGTGCGAGAAGATAGAGATGGAAGTCAAGGACGATGCCATCGAGCCAGTTTACACGGGATATTTTTATATGCTATCATAATATATATAATAAGGTGGGGAGCAGTTAGTTCTCCACCTTATTATATTATAGGATACCCTGATAGTTCTTGATATACTCATTCGCTTTCTGTATATCCTTAGGCGTATAGATGTCTGTGATGAGTATAGATGAGTGTCTCGCCTGGTCTCTGACCGACAAGACGTCGGCATTGGCCCGCAGCATATTGGTGATGCCTGTGTCTTTTAAGCTGTAGAACTTGAAGCGAGGTGAGAGCTTCAGTTCCTTCCTCAGGACCCGAGTCCAGTAGTCTCTGAACATTTTCTCATTCTTTCTTTCAGATCCAGGCATGAACCCGTCAGAAAAGAGGTAGTCCTGCCCTGGGTGTGAGAAGATGTTGAGTTCCAGCATCAGCTTGATGACATGAGTCGGCAACGTAATCACGGCATCATTGCCATTCTTAGTGTTCTCGCCATGCAGAGTGAGTGTCTGAGTCTTGATATGAATATCACAGATTCTGAGATAGGACATCTCTCGAGGGCGGATGAAGAGGTAGTGAATGATTTCACACGCCAGCAGATAGTGCCTGTTATGCTCCATCAGATAATCTCTGATGAGCTGCATGGTGCAGTCCGGTATGACATCTCTGTTTTTCTTCTGCCTGGACTTGATACGTTCCAAACCTTCTGTTGGGTTCTTGGGTATATAGCCTCGAGCCAACAGATAAGCGGAGAAACTCTTAGTCCAGGCAAGATAGTTGTTGCGGGTCAGGACTGTATTATTGCGGTCGATGAAAATGTAGTCCAGGAACTTGCTAACATTAACTCTGTCCCATTGGTATGAGTAGTTGAGCGTTATTCTTTTCTCTTGCTTCCATTTTTCCAAGATCCGGAGACGACTGCTATAGTCGACATAAGTCTCCTCACGCATACTACCCTCGTTGCACATTTTTGCCAGATAGGACTTATACCTGTCGAGCACGTCATCCCATTTAGTATATTCCAGGGGCTGCAGCTCCTCAATCCAAGGATTCCATCCTGCCATAAGTTTCTCGGTGAGTTTTTTTATAACCTGGTCGGCATAGACACGTTGGTTCCGCTTGCCCTTGATATGGTCAAGCATAATTTTTTTCTTTCTCATGCGGTTGACTCCTGGATCAAACGCTAAGAAGGAGATATAACATTCTGATTTCTGATGCAAAACTGGAGGTTTCCAGCCAATGACACTGCTAAGAATTGTGTCATTCGAATTTGGAGCATAATTTTTTTTAGCCATATCTTAATTTTTTTTTCAGATACAGCCTATTATTTATAATTTGTATAGGAATGATACCGAAATTGTACCGACCATTTTGACCACGACCAAGGCAAATCCCCTGTGTTTACGGCACATTAGACGGCTTTTGGTCGGGATTACTGGACTCGAACCAGCGACCTCATC